TAACCGCCAAACATCACAAATTAAACTCATTATCCGAGAAAAAGAGACAACAGAAGCATTTGAGACAAATGTTTAAAACTTATAAATTCATGGATTCTGCGTTCACAGTGAATGTTAACGGGAAAATTGAGACCATTAAAGTCAGGTCTCCCTTCAGATACAAAGTTGAAGGTTCAGTCACAAATTATATTCGTTGTGATAGGCAGGAAACAAAAGACTGCTGCAAATTAATTACACACGAAAATAAACCACCTGGGTTTAAATACTGCAAGAATCACGATTATATGTGGAGAGACATAGAAGGGGGTTTGACCAGTAGAGTACTTAACTTAGAAATAACAAAAATTAGCTCAGAAATTAACAGACTGAAAAATGAAATGTCGAAAGATTTTTCACAAGTCAAACAAATTTCATTCAAGTTGAATGACAAATTTGAAAAGATCATGAATCTTATGTCTGAGGAAGAGTGTGAAGACGCTATATATTTATTGTTTCAACATGGAGACTATTCATGGGTTAACTCGGATATTAAGTTTGACAGCTTTGAACAGTTGGAGTTGAGAGCATGGCACAATTTGTGCAGTGTGATCACTAAACTCCATTCACTTCGAGGTTCGGCTGTCCTTCTCAATGCCCTTGTTGTCCGTGACGGAATCTTGGAATCAAAACTCACATTCGGATCGGAGGAAGCTAATTATGTTGCAGATCGGCTTACAGTTAAGCTTAAACCAGAAAGATGGAAGCTCACACATTGGGTTGAATTTATGGATAAAGGCTACACACCAATGAAAAAGTTGCAATTATTGAACACTAATTCCATCGAGAAATACGTAGCCAAACCGGTGCATAGATGGTCGCCGGCTGAAGTTGCTCCAAATCTGCTGGAACACTTTAGGAAATGCATTGTTGAGACAAGGAGGAAGTTCATGGAATCCACTGAACCATTCACTCCAAGGCATGATTCACGCATGCCCAAATTTGCACATAGAATGCACAACAATGCTAGATACTACAATGACATAAAAGAAGTTGTGTATCGCTTTATGAATTTCAGGGCAGCATATCCATATGCCAATGAAACCTACCTTTATTATTTTGACACAGTCGTCAGTATTAAAAATGCACAGGTCATCGTTGATCATACGTTGATTGATGAACTTTTTGATCGTTATGAAGTCAGAATTGGAGGAGGTAACGAAGGAGTTGATTATAAAAATGAAAAGCCCGTACAAGGACCTGCAAAGGCTGTACCTGGCGTAGGCACTCCTGTAAATTCTAAGCAAAAACCATCAGTCGAATCCAAAAAGGACGAGACAAAACCTGTAAATAATAATGCAAAACCTGTTAATAATAAACCTGTAAATAACAATAATAAACCTGTACAAAATAAACCACCAAAATATGCACCTGTAAACAAAACTGAAGAGGTGCAAATTCCGGATATACTACAACCTGTTAGAGTTACCAATGCTCCTGCTAAGAAGAAGCAACCTGCATCTTCAAATGCAAAGAAGGCACCTATACCTGATTCAATTCAAGGTAATTATAGTCATTATAAATTATTTATGACTAATGGTAACAGCGATGCATGGGTTGACGCTAGAGGATTAGGGGAATTTGTCTATCCAAACAGTTCTTCTGGATGGTGTGGATTTGACGCATTGTGGCAAGCCCTCACTTTACATTTTCCTTCATTCAATGGCGAACGTCCTAGAATTTACCGTGAATTTATCTCATTTTGGTTAAACTTAGCTGGTGTGCTTGAAAGAGTACCTGACTTTACCAGCGGTTTGTTGGCTCGGGAATATTGGTTGGGAGATCATGCTGTGGTTAATGGTCTTCATATTTTAGGTTTGAAAGGTGGTGTTGTCATCCCTCATGTCAATGAGGCTGGAAAAGCATGTCTGGTCAAGTATTTGAAAACCGACAATCCTAGCAAGTCCTTCAAAGGACCTGTTTGGATGTTATTGCATTCACAACACTATGAACTTGTCAAAGAAAATTTTTCGCGATTTTCTGATGACATGGAAGCTCAAGAAATCATCCCTGATTCAAGGTTTTGCATTATTAGCAGAAATTCAAAAAGAATCTGCAATTTAGGTTGGACTCTTTCAGAAGAATGCCAACTTCTTGTCATCAAATGGCTTACACATGCCAACATTTATTCTAAGGTACAAAGAAAGTACCAACTAGCGTTACTTAATTGTTATTCATTCAACATGGACGGAGTCAGGAAAATTTTTGATCCATGTATGATAGCTGAACCGGAATATGCTGACTTATTTCCTGGGGAACAAACTCTTTGGGAAAATAAAGAAAATAGAAAAGTCATCTTGACTGCAGCAGCTGAAGCAAAAACCAGAGGTCTTAAACCTGTGGCCAATATCCCTGATTTCTTTTTAGATTGGGACATGGAGCCTGAAGAGGTCCAAAATATTGCTGAAGCTAAAGTTGTTGCAACAAAGAATAATGAAGGTGAAGTTGTTGATTATGAATTACAACCTAAAACTATTGGCGAGTCAATTGCCTCTCTTCTTACTTCAGGTAGGAAGTGTTCTAAGAAAGTAGTTGAAAAAGTTGATGCTAATGGAGATGAGGTGTATTATGATGATAGGGAGATTGAGGGAAGACTTGCATTCGAAACAGAACATATAGGTAAAGCAATTGAGAGCAGTCAAATAATCATAGATTTTAGGAGTCAGATGGAAGTCTTAACTGAAAAAATGAAGGCTATTGAAAATCCTGAGTCGTTAATTTCTGAATATTTGAAGAGAGCTGAGCATACAAGAAAAGAATTAGAAGAAACTACAGAGATGCTACAATTGAGGATTACTGAGGAATGTAAGCAAGTAACTCAGCTTCAAAAAGATTTGAAGGATGAGTGGAAGGAAGAGTTTAATAAAATAGGCGAAGTTGCCGTCTTAAAAGAGGAATTAGAAGAAACAGTAGAGGAAAGGGATAAACATGCTGTCAAGATTAAAGAATTAGAAATGATAAATAAAGATTTAGTTTTGAGACAACAAAAGACTTTAGATGCTTTGAATGCTGCGTTGGCGCATACAAACAGAAGTCATTGGATAGTCAGGTTTGTAAGATGGCTCAAAAATATCCTCAATCCTTTCAAGGAAGCAAAAGGTGGAATTGACATTAATGTGTCTGATTTCTTCCCTTATGCTTACAATAAAACCAAGCAGGCAGGTAAAGGAATTTATCGTGGCTCTGTTAAAGCAACTAAGAAATGTGTGGAAGTGACTCCTAACCCAAAACAGGTGTATCAGGCAGTCAAGAAAGTTACACCCAACCTCACACAAATCAAAACGGGATGTACTGCCAGTTGGTCAACACTTGGTGGTTTTTATGGATGGGTGAAAGATAGGGATATGAATGTGAAGGTGGGACTTTTGAAGGTCAAAAAGGAGGATGTGAGACTTGGTCTAGATTTGCACATAGGAGCAAATAAAATAGGTTACAAGGCTGAGGGAACGTTGGTCACAGATAGTTGGGGTGGCCATTTTAAAGATAAATATGCCTTTAAGCAAAACGAAAGTGATGCTATTGCTGGTGTATATGTCAATCCCGGTGAAGCTACAGTTAAACTACACAAGACAAGTGTCCAGACCAATGTTAGTAAAAATGTTGGGTTTGCTTTGTTAGGTAGAGAAGTCTCTTTTAGAGCTCAATCTCAATCCATCTTTTGGTGGAAGAATAAGGCATTGTCATCAGCCATGCGACACGACAAGTTCTCTTCTAAATTCATTAGGAATAGTTTTAGGGATGATATAGAAAATTTTTACAATAACATGACGGATTATGGTACAACTGGAGGAGGCAAAGTTTCTTTAATTTCCTCTTTGTTGTCTACAGTTTGCACTCGTGTTTATTTAAATAATATGATTAATGAGGCTGTCACTTTTGTGAAGCCATTAAATTATATCAAATACCCAAGAGCTGGTCTTTTTGATGATATTAAACCTCTCCCATTTTCAATGGATAATTTAGTGAATGAACGGAAATTTGATCCCTTTTGCAATTCTTGGATCATTAAAGGTAAAGATGGACGATATTCAATGAGCGGTCTCTGGAATATAGGGACAACCACTTTATCAACGCTTGATGCAGTTAATGCTATCACTGGTTATACCAATTCAGCTCCCCTTCTTGCAATGCGAGGAAGAGTCTTAGTTCAAAACCCATGTTTTTGTGTTGCTGAACACACATGGTGGAGGACTCGTAATGTATCTTTTTGGACAAAATTAGTCAATCTGTGTATTGTGTCTATTATTAAAACTGAAAGCATCCCTTTGGTCTTGTTGAATTTGCCCATTTATTGGTGCCCTCAATTCGCTTTACCTTACGCTTTCACCGCATTAATGTTGAGCAGTGCTGCTCCATTATGCAAGTATCTTTACATCTTGTTGAATCATACCAAGATGAACCAAAAGCATGTCGTAAGTTTGTCATTGATGAATGAAATGATATTGCCTTCCCCCGCAATGGCTAATGCTGTTGCCGACAGCCATAATAAAATTGCTGCCTCTTTACAGACAAAGGTCACTATAATGGCCAACAACATTCAGGTCACCCCTTTGGGAAACCAAATGTTAACCACTCTAGTCCGTAATGGGTATGAGGTTAACTATGTGGCAAGCTCTATTGCTTACCTAATGGCGAGATACCATTCAGTGGATTTGGTCCACTCTGTATCCGTCATGAAGGCATGAGCCTGCGTCATATGACGACCAAATGGCTAACGGGGGTAGGACTCTTAAGTCGGCCTACTCCTGGGCCCGAATTAGCGCCAGTCTCACGCTTGTCAACTGAACGTAGATATGGATCTGGATATAACACAGATGATTTCCAGTCCCACTTGCTTGAATCACGTTTAGAAAAGATAAGAGATACAGACTTACAAAAAATAAAGATACATCCACAATCAAAACACAAACACGGAGGAAGGAAGATTATGTTTAGTAATCTACCATGGTGGTATGAAGGTGCATGTGGCATTAAGCCAAATGATAATGATTTAGCATCAATTATTGACGGAGCAAAACATAGAGTTGGC